TACAGAGCATAGAAAAGTATGTAATACTAGTTGCCCAGGAAAGAATTTTAATATAGATGAAATAGTGAATGTAACTGAGGTGAAGAACGAAATAGTACAAGAAACAAAATTAATATTAGATTTGGCAAATGAAGTGATAGCTGGAAAGTATGGTGTAGGAGAAGCAAGAAAACAAGCTTTAGGTTCTTTATATAGTGAAGTACAAGCTAAAGTAAATGAAATCTTGCTAGGAAAGAAAACTACAGTAGATAAAAAATCTAATGAGCAAATAGCAGATGAAGTAATAGCAGGCAAGTGGGGTAACAATCCTTCAAGGAAAGAAAAATTACAAAATGCAGGTTACGACTACAATGCTATTCAAAAAATAGTTAATCAGAGATTAAGATAAAATATAAGAGCAAGTACCTTAATTATACTTGCTCTTATATTATTCTCCTTTTTAGGATAATAAATGCGTATATTTTTATATATTATATTACAAAATTTAAAATTAGTCAATACCTAATTTTGATTTTAATGCTTCTTGCAATATTTGAGAAAAGTTAAGATTATTCTTCTCAGATAAGTTATTTAACCACATAGGAATTGATAAAGTCTTTTTAATAGCCTTATTATTATATTTTTTTCTAAAATCATCCATATCAATACTTATAAAAGAAATAAATTGATTTTCTTCTAATGATATATTTTTAAAATTTGTAGAAGGATTAGGAAAATTAGTTAAATCATCTAAAAATAATCCCATTGCTTCTTGTGCCATTTGATAAGCACTTTGAATACTGTCTCCAAAAGTTGAACATCCTTTTAAATCAATAAAATCAACATTATAATATTTACTATCATAAGTAAATATAGCAGGAAAAACAGTTAAATGTGAGTTCATATATATAACCTCCAAAATAAGTTTTAGAAAGGAATATGCGATTATATAGCTAATTGGAAGGGCTATTTATTTTAGCCCTGTCCTTTTAAGTATTGCATTCGCGGTTCCGATTGGAATATCTCCGTTATGTACTGGAATAATTTCTACTTGGTTTTCTTTTTGCATCTTCAAATGAGAACCGTTTTTGAGAAATTTCTTGCCAACCATTTCGCTTTAGCAATTTGATTAGCTCTTTTGCTCGCATTTATTATCCTCCTTTCTATAAATTATTATACTACGTATTATTACGTAAGTCAATGGTTTTTTCAAAAAATATAAAAAACTTTAAAACTACTGGAATCAGGCTGTTTTCAAGCTATAAAAGTATATTAAATAAAAATAAAAAAGGCTTAAAAGGCATTCTCACAAACTGTTTTTAGGCATTTTTTATAAAAAATAAACTTTATGTAAAATATTAAAAAAGTATTGATTTATTAAAATTAATAATATATAATGATAAAAAAATAGAATATATAAAACAAAAAATGAATAACAATTTAAAGGAAGGTGATTTTATATGAGCAAAGTAAATGAATATTTAGAAGAATTAACATCTAATATATTATTAAATAATGATATGTATAAAATCCCAGCAGATATAATAAAAATAGCAAAAGTAAATGATATAGATGTATATGAAGGAGACTTAGATAAAAAAGTATCAGGAGCTATTAAATATGATAAAAGCACACATAAATTTGCAATATTATTAAATAAAAATGATATAAGAACTAGACAAAGATTTACATTAGCACATGAACTAGGGCATTTTTTCTTACATAAAGAAATATTAAAAGATGATGAAATACATATTGATACAATGTTTAGAATGCCAGATGAAAAAGAAAAAGAAGTAGATTATTTTGCAGGGGCTCTACTTATGAATAAAACTTTATTAGAAAAAATGTATCAAAATAATAAAACGATAGCAGAATTAGCAGAACTATTTGACGTTTCTATTTCAGCTATGACAGTTAGACTCGATATATTAGGGTTGCTATGAGTAATAATAAAGAAATCCCTGTAAAAGGAACAGAAGATAATTATGATAGTACAAAACAATTAATTATAAAAATGTTTAACTCAAAAGATAAAGTTACTGAAGTAAAAGAACAAGAGAACACAAAACCAGTAGACGAAGTAAGTAAAAAATGGGATATGAATGATAAAATAATAGAATTATTTGCGGAAAATATGTCAAAAGACCAAAAATTAAAAGAGAGGTATGCAATTATATTAATAATAATATTATCAATTCAATTAGTTGCATTAATAGCTATATTTATATTTAAAGGTTGTGATATATTACATTATTCAGATTCAGAATTTAATATATTTATATCTGGGGGAATTGCAGAAGTATTTCTATTAGTAAGAGTAATTGTTAAATATTTATTTAAGGACAATCTAACCAATTCATTAAATATAATATTAGAAAATAATAATAAAATAAAATATTTAAACAATAGAAATAATAGAAATAATAAAAATAAAAAAGACTAGCAATAGTCTTTTTATTATGCCTAAATAAAAAAAATAAAAGTCTTTTTATTCAGCAATATCAACCATTACATGACTTTTTTTGTAAAAAAGAAAATAATTTTTGTCGAAATAGGTAAAAATGTTTGACATTTTTGTAATTTATTATTAAAATAGTAATGTAAAAATATTACATTAATGTAAAAGAATGTAAACATAGTAAAAAAATGTAAAAGGGAGATAGCTCAGCTGCAACTGAAACTATCTCAAGTGTATATTATATGCGACAATATACAAATATAATATACACTCTAAAAACGGATTTGTCAAATTTTGTCATGACAAATTTAAACAAAAGAAAAGGAGATATATTATATGAGAAAGGTTTTAACAAATGAAGATGAATTAATTTTGGAGGAAATTTATAAAAAGTGTAATTGGTATCAAAGAATTATTGTAAAGAAAAATAAAAATTTAATATTAGATATTTATAATCAAGGAAGAATTAAAACAATAAATACAATGTTACTATAGAAATGAATAAAATCAAAATATTGTATTGATTATATAAAAATATAGTAGTATAATAAATAGCATAATGAGTATATACTCTCCTCAAATGGTAGGAGGTATGTTATGAAAGATGATATAGAAGATATAATATTAAATGAAATAGTGAAAAAATGTAATTGTTATGAAAAAATTATTGTTAGAATATTTAAAAAATTATTTATAAAATGTTATAATATACAAAGAGTAAATATGGCAAATATTTTTTTAGATTAATAGTTCGTTATGAAGAGCTTTCCTGTTGAAGCTCCGATTGAAGCGAATGAGTAGAAAAGAGGGTATATACTTAGGAAAGAGGTTACAAAAATGTAACCTCTTTAATTTCACCATGTTCTATATAAATTTTATTTATAATTTGTAACCAAAAGGTTCTTTTTTCTTCTATAGATAATGATGCATATATTTTACAAAAATCTAAATTTATAATTTTTTGTAGTTTAGTATAGTCTTTTTTTATATCAGGTATTTCTTTTATTTCTAAAGCTTTTATTTTATTTTCTAAATTTTTATAATCATTTTTATAAGTATCTTTATCAATTAAGTCATCTAAATATAAATCTTTTAATTTATACATTTTATTTTTTATTTCAGATATTTTAGTAGAGTTGTCTATATTATTTTTAGTCGATAATACCAAGTTCTCGTTAATACAATGTTGAGATAATTCTCTAAGGTTATTTAATAAATAATTTTCAAGTACTTCTTCTCTAATTAATTTATGATTTTCGCATTTATATTCTAAACTGCCTGCTTTCTTCCTAGATGCATTATCACAAACATATCTAATTAATCTAGTAGTAGATCTATTATCTTGTTTTTTGCACATTCTATTTTTACATATATTACAATAGACCAGGCCAGAAAATATTGAAATAGATTGTGTTCTTTTAGTTATCTTTTCTTTCTTTTTTAATAAGTTTTGAACACTATAAAATAATTCATCAGTCATTAAGCGAGGTATATAATTATCGATATATACATTTTTTCTATATAATTTATATTTTCCAACATAAGCTGTTTCTCTAAGATATTTATATAAACTATCTTGTCCTTTTCCATTAAAATGCTTTATGAAGTATTTATATGTTTCTTGAACATTACCATTTGCAGTAATAAAGAAATTATACAAATTTCGTATATTTTCAGCTTCTATTTCATTAACTACATAGTGTTTCTCTACTATGTCATAACCATATTTCTTTGTTCCAGAAGTTATTTCTCCATTTTGCCTTTTGTTGTTAAATACAAACTTAATTCTTTCAGAAGTTTTACCAATTTCTCTTTGGGCAAGTGATACCTTTAAATTAAATATGAAGGTTCCATCGGCTGTTGATGTATCGATGTCATCTTCATCAATTGCTTTCATTGTACAGTTGTTTTCGATTAGTAATTTGTTGATATTATTAGCATCTAATACATTTCTACTTAATCTATCTAGCTTCGTAAACAATATCATATCAAATACACTGCATTTGCTTAACATTTCGTTTAATGCTTTTCTTTTTTTCATAGAAGAAGCAGAAATACCTTCATCTATATAAAATTCAGATTTATAGCCATTTTCTATACAGTATTTTTCTAAAGCCTCTTTTTGAGCTTGGATAGAAAAACCAAATCTTTTTTGTTCCTCAGTGCTTACTCTGGCATAGCAAGCTACATATTTTATATTTTCCTTATTTTTTTTTATTATATTAGACATAAAAATTCCTCCATTTTCAATAATTTTTTATTTTAACTATTGAAAATGAAGGCTCTATAATATATAATTATAGAGTAATCACTTTCAATAGTGTTTTGCGTTTAGAGAAAATGCCGTGTCGCCAAACAGTAGCATTTTCTCTTTTTATTTTAAAATTCTCTTTTTAATTGTTTTACTATTCCTATTATTTTTACTGGAATAGTTTGCATCTCATCATAAGTAAAAACAAGTGGTTCATAATTAGTATTAAAAGGTTGCAATAAAATACTATTACTACTTTTCTTTCCTTTTTTTATAGTAGCTTCATCTCCATTTATAAGAGCAACTACTATATCGCCAGTTTCAAAGTCATCTTGTTTTTTTATAATGACTATATCATCTTCAACTAAAACAGGAAACATACTATCACCTTTTACTTTTAATGCAAAATATTCTTCTCCATTTCCTACAAGACTTGTTTCAACGTCAATAGTTCCTATTATATTTTCTTGAGCCAAATAATCATAACCTGCTTTAACTGTTCCGAGAATTGGGATTATTGTTTGTTGTAGTCCTGATAAAAGAATAGAATTTAAAGGATTCCCGTATTCTGTTTCTACATATTTCATTTCTGCAATAAGTGGATTTAAATATTGTAATACATTGTTTTTTTCAATAGAGCTTAAATTATTATATAAATGATTTTTATTATTTAAAATTTGATTTATATCAATTTTTCTATCGTTTTTTAAACAATCTATTAAATTGTTTGCAAGTTCATTAAATGCTTTACTTTCAACAGAAGATAGATTATTGCTTTTAGTTAAATCTATTAAAAAATTTATTTTTCTATTTTTCTTGTCATTTTTTGCATATACGGGTATAGAATTATGTTTCTCATTAATATTGATATATCCACAAACATTCATTAATTCTTCATAAGTCGTAACACCATGAGAAGATTGTGAAAGTTTTTCTAAAATTTTTGGTTTAGGTGGATCCTTTAATTTTAGATTCATATATTGGGAAAGATAAGTTCTATTTATTCCAGATTTTTTAGAAAAATCTCTTTGACTATCATAAGTTTCATTAATATTTTTTAAAATTTGTGAAAATTTAATTTTATCAAACATAAAAAATTCCTCCAAGAACAGTATACAACAATGATTTAAAAAAGTCAACACAAAAAGTTAAAAAAAATTTACCAAAAGTATTGACAAGCGATGTTGTTTTTTATATAATGCAAATGGTTAAGATAATTTTACCAAAAAAGGAGGGATAAAATGGAAATTAATATGGGGGCATTTAACACTTTACTGAGAGAAAAATTTGATAATAATCAATCAAAGATGGCGAGAATATTGGGAATAAGTAAATATCAATTGAATATTATTTTAAAAAGTAACGGAAAGAATGCTGGGAAGAAAGTAATTGGAGCAATTATTAAATTTTGCGAAAAAAATAATTATAATTTTAAAGATTATATTTTTTTAAAATAATTAGTTAAAAAAATTTGACCAAATTAAACGAAAATGGCGACACGGTAAGAAAGAAAGGAAGTGACTATATGTGGATTACGAAAAAGTAAACAAAGTATTAATGAAAATACTAGAAAGTAAATACGATATAAAAATAAAACCTAAGGTAAAAGTAAAGGAGGTTACAAATGAGTAAAAAGGAAAAACAAATATACACAAAAGGAATAATAGATACATTATTCAGTATAGTGACGCTATCATTTTATAGCTATATAGCTATGCAAATGTTTATGAGAGTATGTTATTAATTTCAGAAATTAAAAAAATCTAGTAAATAGAAAGAAGGTGAGAATATGTTTATAAGTAATAGAAGATATGACAGATTAAATGCAAGAAATGTTGAACTTGCAAGAGAAGTAAGAGAATTAAATGGAGAAAATAGAGCAGTATACGAAGAAAATAAAGACTTACGTTTTGAAAATGAAGAAATAATAGAATTATTAACAGAGATAGCAGACAGAGCATTTTGTTGTCCGCTAGATAGTGAAAAGATAGTTTTAGATAAAATAAAAGAGCTAGTTCGTGACTACCAATCAGAAAACTAGCTAGATTTAGCATATAAGAATATACTCTTGTACTTATTATAGCACAAGAGGGAAAGGAAATCAACTGCAAATAATGTGGTGAAATACTTTTAGAAATAAAAAAACTAAAAGGGGAATAGTTCATGATAGGAACAATAGAACAAATAATACAATATCTATTTAAACAAGATAGAGCAAAGCAGTATGAAGTAAAAGAATATAAAGAAAAAAGAAGTCTAAATGCTAATAACTATGCTTGGAAACTTATTACAGAAATAGCTGATGTTATGAGAATGAGTAAAGAAGAAGTATACTTAGAAATGTTGAAAATTTATGGTAAAAGCGAAATGGTTAGTGTCTTAGCTGATATAGATGTAAGTAAGTATTTTAAGTATTACGCAGAAGCGGGAGAATCAATTTTGAATGGTAAAAAGTTTAAGCATTATAAAGTGTATATGGGTAGTTCAGAAATGAATACAAAGCAAATGTCAATATTAATAGATGGTATAGTTCAAGAGGCTAAGCAGTTAGATATAGAAACGATGACACCTTCTGAGTTAAGTAGATTGAAAGAGGAGTGGAACAAATGATAGTAAAGGATTTAAGTAATTCATTTAATCCTGTACCAAAAGAAAGAAGAGTAATAAACAAAAAGCTACTAAAAAATAAAAAAGGAATATGTGAAGTTTGCGGTAAAAATGGCCAAACAGAGAAACATCATATTAAAACAAAAGGTTCTGGAGGGGACGATACAAAAGAAAATTTAATTGAAGTATGCAGAATATGTCATACAAAAATACATTCAGGAGAAATAAAAGTAAACAACAAGGGCTGACAAAATAAAAGGTTAGTCCTTGTTTGTACGAAAGGGAATAAATATGGAAGGTTGGATAAAGTTGCATAGAAAATTATTAGATAATCCAATAGCAACAAAAGATAGTGATTATCTAGCAGTATGGATATATCTTCTTTTAAATTCAACACATAAAAAAACAAATGCCTTGTTTAGAGGTAAAAGAATAATATTACAAGAAGGCGAACTTATTACAGGAATAATTTCTATATCAAAAAAATTAAAAGTTAACAAAGATAAGATTCAACGAATTTTAAAATCGTTTGAAAATGATAAACAAATTAATCAACAAACAAGTAACAAAAACCGTTTAATTTCAATAATTAACTGGAATAACTATCAAGATAATGATAAACAATTTGATAAACAAGTGATAAACAACTGCGAAACAACTGATAAACAAGTGATAACAAACAAGAATGATAAGAATATAAAGAATGATAAGAATAATATAGTAGCTTCTGTAAAAGCCAGCAAAAGCAAATATGGAGAATATAAAAATGTATTGCTGAAAGATGAAGAATTACAGAAACTAAAAGAGGAATATAAAAATTGGGAGGAACTTATTAAATATTTAGATGAGTATATTGAGATGAAAGGATATAAAGCAAAATCTCACTATCTATGTATAAAAAAATGGGTTGTAGATGCGGTAAAGAAAAGAAAAAACATAAAAGAAAATAATAGTACTACTATTATCAATGAGCTTATTAAACAAATAGAGGAGGAAGAAAATGAAAAAAAGTGAGGCAATAAAATGTATGCAAATAGTATTTGAGAGTTATAACAAATTTATTGAAAAAAACAAAATAAATATAATGATAGATGTGTGGTATGAATGCTTAAAGGATTTAGCGTATGATGATATAGAGCCAGTAATATATGAATTAATAAAGACATCAAAATCTATTCCAACAATAGCAGAAATAAGAGAAAAGGCAGGGAATATAAGACATTTATCAGATGGAACGTACATAAAAGATGGATTACATTATATGAATTAGGAGAAATATAATATGTTTAGAGATAAAGATGTTGAAGAAAGTATATTAGCTTGTTTGATATTAGATAAAAGCTGTTTGGAGAAGATAAATCAATTAAAGTTAGAAGATTTCGCTTTTGAAGATACAAAAGAGATATATAAAATAATATTAGAATTATCAGAAAAAAGAGAAGCGGTAGATATTGTTATTGTGAATAATATACTAAAAGAAAGATATAAAAATTTAGGGAATAAAGGAATTATTTATTTGAGCAATATAACAAGTAAAGTGCCAACTACTACTAATTATAATTTTTATGTGAAAAAATTGAAACGAGAAACATACAAAAGAAAATTAGAAGAAATTGCAAAGAAATTAAAAGAGGGTTCAGTATTAGAAAATGTTGATAATACAATAAAGGAATTTTTAATAAATTTTGAAGAGATAGAAAAACAATTAGATGAACATAAGTATATTATTTCATTATCAGATGTGGCAGATGTGGATTATACAAAAAGAGAAAGAGTGACATCAGGAATAAAAGAGATAGACAGAAAAATAGGCGGTTTTTATATGGGAGAAGTGAGTATATGGACTGGAAAAACTGGGCAAGGGAAAAGTACTTTTGTAAATCAAATGGTGTGTGAAGCAATAAATCAGAGTTATTGTGTATGTTTGTATTCTGGAGAGTTAATAAATAGTCAATTACAGAATTGGATAAATTTACAGTTAGCGGGAGAAGAAAATATAATAAGTTTTATTGATGAATACACAGGGAAAATAAGTTATGGAATATCTAAAGAATTAAAGAGACAAATACAGAATTGGTATAGAGATAAATTATATATTTACAATAATGAATTTGAAATGGAAAGTGTAAGTCATGCAAGTATAGTAGATATATTTAAAAAGGCATATCAAAAGTATGGCTGTAGAGTATTTGTAGTAGATAATTTGATGAGTGCAAGATTTATAAATAAAAGTAAAGATGATTATTATACTCAACAGAGTTGTTTTGTAGGAGAATTGGTGGCTTTTGCAAAATCTAGTAATGTACACATACATATAATAGCACATCCAAAAAAGACAGTAAATGAAAATTTAGAAAGCGAAGATATATCGGGGACAATGGATATTGCTAATAGGGCAGATAATGTATTTGTAATTTCAAAGACTGATAAAGAAAAGTATCCAGACAGACAAGAAGATGGAAAGTTTGTAATAAGAAAAAATAGAAGTGATGGAATAAATAATTGTGTGTTTAATTTGTATTTTAATAAAAAGTCAAGGAGATTTAGCACAAGTTTAGGTGAAATTAAGCACTACAATTGGGGTGATGTACCATTACCATTTTAAGATAAAGAAGAATAACTATTAATATTATAATGCAGAGAAGATTGACAGTAGAATAATCAAAAGGATAAAGGAGGAGGATACAAATGGCTTTTGGGTTAAATAAATGGGAGGTATATGAATTACTAAAAGGAAATGAAAGATTTGATTGTAAACAATTATATGAAACAAATTTAGAAGAAATTATTGAAGGAATAGTAGAATATATTTATTCCAATAGAGGAGTGGTAAACAAATGAAAATAGAACAATATTTAAATACACAAGAATTTAAAACAAGACAACAATTGATGAGAGAGACAAATTTAACAGATAGAGCAGTAAGAAGACAAATAAGTGACTTGAAAAAGATAAGGGCGGTTATATATAACAGTCAAACAAGAGGATATAGATTAGCAAAAGATATAAAGAGTTTTAATACTGTAGATGAAGCGGAAGAGGAGAAGGAACAAGTTCAACATTGTATTAATGACATAGAAGCTAGAAAAAGGGATATGAACTTATCAGAAAGCACATACATATCTTATTTAAGGAAGTTGGAAGAAGAAATAATGTTGTTAGAGAATGAAAATCATATAACTATGTAGGAGATAGATATGGATAAACAAAAAGCATTAGAACTTACAAAAGAAAGAATAGATGGAATAGCAAAATTTAGTTATGAAACAGTAAGTGAAAATAAAATACACAAGAGATGTTAGAGTATTTAATATTTATTGAGAAGTTGTTAGAGGAGTAGCTTATGAAACAGTTGAAAGAGATGATTGGTATTTGTAAATATTGTATAGGTGATTGTATTAGGTTAGAAGATGAACAATTTGAGGGTACATATCGATGTAAAGCTTTTGAGGCAAAAGAAGAAGATTGGTATGAAAAATACAGAAAGGAACTTAAAGATGAAATATATATTTCAAATAGATAAAAGACTTATGGGGCTAAATGAATATACAAATTTAAATCGTAGGAATAGATATTTGGGTAATCAAGCAAAACAAAAAGAGCAATCGTATATTATATGTTGTATTAAAGAACAGTTAGGTAATATACAAATTCATAAACCAGTTATAGGACATTTTATTTGGATAGAGGAGAATAAAAGGCGTGATTTAGATAATATTTGTTTTGCTAAGAAGTTTATATTAGATGCATTAGTACAAGCTAATGTATTAGCAGATGATAATAGAAATATTGTGACTAATTTTACAGATAGTTTTGAGTATGCACAAAAAAGTAAAGTGATAGTGGAACTGGAAGAATTACTTTAGGGGAAATGATACATACTATATTTTAGAGGTGTAGTATGACAGAAAAAGAAATATTAGATTTGTGGCATGAAGGATATACAAGATTAAGTTTAGCAAGAGTGTATATGCAACGATACAATCAGCAAGTGAAGATAATACGATTGGACATGAAAAATAGACACGTAAGATTTATAACGTATAGGGAAGCGTTAAATAGAGTTGAGAAAATATTGATAAAGGAAGTGAGAAGATGTTAAGAATAAAAGATAGTGTAGATTTAAAAGAGCTAGAGAAGGTTGGTTTTTCTAAAAAATTAAATGGTCAATATGTAATAAGAGATTTCTTAATATGCAAAAATGGGACTATAAAAGTAAGAAATGGAAGCAATTTAGATAGAAACGATAAATTATACGATTTAATCAAAGCAGACTTAGTAGAAAAAGTATAAGAGGTGAGAATATGAAAATAAGAATACCATATAAAATAACAAAAGGAGAAGGCTACAAAGAAAAGGAAGTAAAGCTAATAAAAGAGTATATTAATTTTGTATTAGTAGAACACCCAGAGCGGATATAGAGAATGTATAAATAAATTAGATATAATAAAAAGAAAAAACGAACAGCAGCCAACGAGGGAAGGCGTACATAGAAATTTAAGTATTTAGGAGGTGCACATATGACAAAAGAACAACTAAATAATAATAAACAAGAATTAAAAGATTATATATATAATAGAAAATGGTTAGAAGAAAGACTTAAAGATATTCAAGAAAGAAAAAGTATATTAGATAAAATAACGACAACATTATCAGATATGCCTAAACGGAAGTAGAAAAATACAAGATAATCAAGTTGAATCTTTAGTAAAAATAATGGATGAAACAAAAGAATTAGAAGATTTATTATCAGAATTAAGAAAAAAACAATTAGAAATAGAAAACAAAATAGATAAAATTGAACAACCATATAGAAATATACTTTACTTTAGATACATAAGAGGTTATAATTTAACTGAAGTTTCAAATGAAATAGACGAAGAATATGACTATACAAGAAAATTACATAGATTAGCTTTAATAAAATATTCAGAGATAGGAGGGAAAAATGGATGATATTGTAGAAAAAAATATTTATTACAGAGAAAAAAGACCATTTTACATATATATACATACCTGCCCAAATCATTGGACATATGTAGGTTTAAGCCAACAACCAAAACAAAGATGGAATAATGGAGAAGGATATAAAGATAATAAAAGATTTTATGAAGCAATTAAAAAATTTGGTTGGGGAAATATAAAACATGAAATTGTAGCAGAAACAAATTATAGATGGATAGCTAGAAAAATAGAAAGAACTATAATTACTCATTTCCAAAAAAAAGAGATATCATTTAATGAAAATAATATAGAAACTGTATTATTGGAAAAGAAAGGTGTTAGAAAAGTACCATTAAAGAAAGTAGCGCAATATGATAAAGATGGTAATCTAATAAGAGTATATGATTCAGCAAATCAGGTTGGTAAAGATTTAAAAGTATCATCAATATATATACAAGATTGTTGTAGAGGGACTAGAAAAACGGCATATAAATATATTTGGAAATATATTTAAGAAAATTTTGATATTTTACACAAAAGTGACGGAAAGTGCACAATGCAATATGTTATTATATTAATAGCAATCAATATAAAGAGATTGAAAAAGCAAAAACCCCAATTGTTAAAACACTTTCGTATAAGAGTTAGTTATATTAAATATAGCTAGCTCTATTATAATGCTTATTAATGATACTAGATAAATTAATATAAATTCAGACGATTATAAAAAATCGCCTCCTTTCAAAGAAGATATGTAGAGGAACAAAAGACAATTCTAGTTAAGTCTAAATGATTATGCATTATTGTGCAAAGCTACAATAGTGCATTTTCTGTATATAAAATTGTATGAAGTATATAAGATAGTGCAATTATCTATTATTTATATATTTCGTAGAGTTTTGTATGAATGAAAAAGAGGTAATAGTATGAAAGGTAGTATGTTAGCAAGTGAAATTGATAGAGAGTATAGGATAAGGCAAAGTTATAAAGAGAAGTTAGAACAACGATATGATATTAATAAAAATAAAAGGTGTAATGATAATGTATTTATGAAGGAGAAGACTAAGTAAAACCTAGTCTAAAACTTCTTCATAGTATCTTCAATGACATAAGAAAAGTGTTCTACATCTTCATCTGCATTAATACTGAATGCAGATAAGCCAGTTTCAGTATTTTTGAAGATAGAAACTGAAATTGTACCAATCTTTTCGCCATGATTTTTACAATTTGTAATATTCAACATCCTAATTCTCCTTTCCAAGCGAATTACTCAATAGCATATCACAAATATAATGAAAAGATTGTCGAAATTTATAAGATGATTTAAAATATAGTAGTTTAATTGCATAAAGTGGATTATAGTGAAACAAAACACTTTAAAATAGGGAGATGATAATATGCCAAACAAGCAAAATTTAAAAGTACCAAGCACGAGTGAAGCACGAGAAAGAGGTAAAAAAGGTGGAAAAGCAAGTGCTAAAGCAAGAAAGGAAAAAAAAATATTAAGGGAATTATTAGAGGATGCATTATTAACTAATACAAGAACGGGTAATAGATATATAGATATTACTAATGCTCTAATACAAGAAGCAGAAAATGGAAATATAAGAGCATATGAGACTATAAGAGATACATTGGGACAAAAACCAAAAGAAAATATAAAAATTGGAGTTAGCTATGAAGACTATATAAAAAAGGTAGAAGATGAAGAAGAATATTAATACTAAAAAATATATAGAAGAGTATGTTAAAATTAGAGATAAAAACAGTAATATAATTCCTCTTAAGCTTAATGAGCCTCAGTTAAAATATTATAATACAATTAAAGAGCTAAAAAAACAAAATAAACCAGTTAGAATTATAATACTTAAAGCTAGACAAATGGGATTTAGTACAGAAACAGAAGCTATATTTTTTAAAGAAACAGTAACTAAAACAAATACTAACACAGCTATTGTAGCACATAAAGAAGATAGTACAACAAACTTATTTAATATGAGTAAGTTAATGTATAATGAGTTACCAAATGAAATAAAACCAGACAAAAAAGCTAGTAATGCAAAAGAACTTGTATTCAATAACAAAGAAGGAACAGGCTTAAATAGTAAAATAAAATGTATGACAGCAGGTGGAGAAGGTGTAGGTAGGTCAGATACGATTAATAATTTACATTTATCAGAACTAGCATTCTGGCAAGGAGATAAGAAACAAACTTTATTAGGTTTATTACAAGCTGTACCTAATACACCTAATACTATGATAATAATTGAATCTACTGCAAATGGATATGAATATTTTAAAGAGCTATGGGATAATGCAGTGGCAGGAAAGAATGATTTTGTTCCATTATTTATAGGTTGGAATGAACTACAAGAATATAAAATGCCATATACAGGTTTCGAACTTACAAATGGGGAAAAAGAATTACAAAAATTATATGCACTTTCCTTAGAGCAGTTAACATGGCGTAGATGGTGTATAGCTAATAACTGTGGTGGAGATGAAGAACAATTCAAACAAGAATATCCAATAAATCCAGAAGAAGCATTTATTAGTACGGGTAAATGCTATTTTAATAAGCTAAATATAGTAAAAAGGATACAGGAAGTAAGAAATATTAAACCAGAAAAACAAGGGTTTTTTAAATATGATTATGATGAAGTAAAAATATCTAATATAAGATGGATAGAAGATAAAGATGGTCCTATAAAAATATATAAAAAACCGAAGAAAAATTTCCCATATGTATTAAGTGGAGATACCTCACGGTGAGGGTTCTGATTATTTCACAGGTCATGTATTAGATAATATAACAGGTGAGCAAGTGGCAGTACTAAAACAAGAATATGATGAAATAACTTATACTAGGCAAATGTATTGTTTAGGTATGTATTATAATACTGCATTAATGGGTATAGAAGCTAATTATACAACATATCCAATACAAGAGCTAGAAAGACTAAAATATCCTAAACAGTTTGTGAGGGAAAGAGAGGATACATATACTAAGAAGTCAGTAAAAGCATATGGATTTAAGACTACTACAATAACTAGACCATTGATATTAGCAGAATTACAAACTATAGTAAAAGAACTAATAGAATTGATTGTAGATGTTGACACTTTAACTGAAATGTTAGTTTTCATCAAGAATGAAAAAGGACGTCCAGAGGCACAGCAGGGCTATCATGATGACTTGGTTATGGCTTTAGCGATTGCTTATTATATAAGGACACAACAGGATATGACAGTTAAAGTAGAGACACAAGAATTTGAATATAATATTATGAAAGATTTTGGTTTTGAAGAAGAACAAGAAGATGAATTTGGTAGTGATATTGTAGTAATTTAGGAAGGTGAAAAAATGCGAATAAAAATGCGAATAGATGAAATATTACAAGAAATATATGTTTTTGCACATAGCAAAGATGAAGGAACATACCTCCAATTAAAAAAAGAAGATGTAATTAAGTTGTCTTATTATATAGATAGCCTTGAAGATAAAGAAAAAATATTATATATGTTTTTAGGAGGTAGAAATGAAAAAGAAAGTATTTAGAGAAAGATATCAAATTAAAGAAGAAACAATAAAAGTTGAAGAAAAGAAACCTACGAAGAGAGGGAAAAAGAATGATAAATCTAATAAATAGTATATTGCCAGCTGTGTGTTTATGCATACGGCTTTTATTTTGGCTTTAAACAGAATAATAAGCAAGAAACAATAAAGAAAGACATTAACCCTATTAGATATGTAAAACGTGTTAGAAAAGAAAAAAAAGAGCAAAAAGATATACAAGCTGAAAAAGACTATTGGGCAGATGTATTTGAAAATCTAGAGAATTACGATGGCACACCACAAAGCCAAAAGGAAGTGAGAAATATAAATGAAAGATAACGAAGAAGTAACTAGTGTGTGGAAAGATTTTGAAAAAGGTAGAATGTATAACAGAATGAAAAAAGTCTATACAGATACTGACATAAACTATGATTATTATTATGGAAATCAAGCTAAATATTTAAATATTGGAAAAGAAACGCCTGTTATACTTAATATAATAAAAAGTATAGTTAAGTATAAATTAGGTGTAGTTAATTCTAATGCTTATGCTATTGTTTATAATCCTAATTTTTATAATGCAGAAGATGAAGGGGAACTATTAGAAGAGCTGTGTAAGGTACTTAGTAAGCATTCTAATAAAGTTTGGGAGTTACAGCAAGTTGGTAGCAAGATTAAAGAATGTGTAAAAGATGCTTGTATTAATGATGAGGGAATACTACACAATTATTTTGATACAGAGAAACAAGAAGTTGTAGCAGAAGTAATAGATAAGAATAACATCTATTATGGTAATGAAAATGACGATGATATTCAGTTACAACCTTATATTATTATTTCTTATAGAAAGCCAGTTACACAAGTTAAAGATGAAGCACGATTATTGGGAATAAGTGAAGATAAGATAGAACTAATAACACAAGATGGAGAAACATTAGAACAAGCAGGATATAATTCGGTAACAGATGAAGTGAATCCTATGTGCTTAGTGTTACTAAAATATTATAAAAAGAATGGTAAAATATATTATACGAAGGCAGTTAAAGCTTTAGAATTAGAAAATGACATGGATACAGGTATGACTTTATATCCAGTAGCTCATATGGTATGGGAAAAGGTTAAAGGCTCTAGTAGAGGAATGGGAGCAGTTAGAAATGTTATTTCTAATCAAATTGAAATTAATAAGATAGCAACTAGAAGAGCATTAGCTGTTAAAATATCAGCGTTTCCAAAGCTTGCTGTTAATAAAGATTTTGTAGATAATCCAAATGCATTAGAAAAAGTGGGCAGTACAATAAAGTTAAAAGGTGGAGCCCAACTAGAAGATATAAGAAAACAAATAGGATATTTAAGTCCTGCTAGTATGTCGCCAGATGCTAAGAATTTACAAGATGATTTAACTAATAATACCAAAGATTTAGAAGGTGCAGGAGACGTGGCGACTGGTACAGTGGACCCTACACAAGCTAGTGGTAAGGCTATTTTAGCAGTTCAACAGGCTACTCAACAACCTTTAAATGAGCAAGTTGATACTTATAAGACGTTTATAGAAGATATAGCTAGGATTTGGTATGATATGTGGAAGGCTTATAAAATTAATGGCATGCAAGTTATGTATGAGCAGGATGATGGAGAAGGTGGAACTGTAGAAGTACCTGGAACATTTAGTTACGAATTATTAAATAGATTAGATGCAAATATTAAGGTTGATATTACTCCTAAGTCTCCATATGATAAGTTTGCACAAGAACAAAGCATTGAAGGCCTTATGACTAATGAGAAGATTACTTTTGAGGAGTATGTTGAGGCACTTCCAGAAGATAGTGTTATGCCTAAATATGTATTACAAAATATATTAAAGAAACGACAAGAAAAGCTGAAAATAATAAATCAAATGGAATTAGAAGCTCAAGCTATGCAAGGGCAATTACAACAAGCTATGAAGAATCAAGATAATGATATGAGTTCAATTGATAATATAGAGAATGAGGCTAATATGACACAACAAGAACTAGTTAATAGTTTAGGAGGTGGCACAGATGAATTGTCCCAAATGCCAGTTGCTTGAAATGAGAGTTGATAAGGTAATTGATGATGTTATCCACTATGTTTGCAAAAACTGTGGAAAAGAGGTTATAAAAAGTGTTGAAGAACTAGAAAAAGAAAATAATTAAGTTTTTTGTAACAATAACAAAGATTATTTAGAGGTATTTGCTACCTCTTTTTATTATGCCCAAAACATGTGCAAGGCTTTAAACTGCTAAGCAAGGAATTTATAGTCGACGGACTTGAAACGGGAGGTTTTTATGAATGAAGATTTAGACAATGAATTGATTACCCAAGATGATGTACCTGAAACATCAGAAGAACTTATTGAAACTGATGCTAGCGAAGGAGTAGAGGAAGTTCAAGATACTACTGAAACAGTAGAACAACCTAGTGAAGATGACATTGAAAAGAGAATTGAGGAAAGAGCGAATAAGATTGCCGAAGAGAAGATTGAAGCAAGATTGATTAGAGATAGAGTAAAAAGAGAACGTGAAGAAGCGGGTACTAGAGCTAAATATGAACAATTGGAAAGTATGATGAAGTCTGCACTAGGTGCTAAGGATATTGATGATGTTATTACAAAGTCAAGAGAGTTCTATAAGGAACAAGGAATTACAATTCCAGATACAATTAATAAACCATCTCTTAATGAGAGAGATGAGATTGTTTTAGCTAAAGCTGATGCAAATGATATTATTAAACTTGGTAAATCTGAAATGGAAATAGAAGCTAATAGGATTGCATCTATTCCAGAAAAAAATAGAAGTCTTAGAGATAGAACTATTTTTAATGATGTTTGCAAAGAGTTAGTGAGAATAAATGATATGGAGAATTTAAAAGTTAAAGGTTATGATACTAAAGTTCTTAAAGATAAGGACTTTTCTTTATTTAGAGAACAATTTAATTTAAATACTCCAGTATCTCAAATTTATGAAATGTATAATAAAGTTCATGGAAATAAGAAGGTTCAACCTAAGTCACCAGGTAGTGCTAAAACAACTCAAACTAATAATGAAATAAAGGATTATTATAGCCCAGAAGATTTTGATAAGCTAACTGATGCAGATTTAAGAAATCCTAAAATTATGCAAATAGTAGATAAATCAAGACTTCAATGGTATAAGAAATCCTTAAATTAAAGGAGGAATGAAGCTATGTCAGTAGCAGTATTTAAACCAATATTATGGAGCAATAAGATACAAAATGCTCTAGAAACATTAACAGGATTAAGAACACATTGTGATTATGAATTTGAAAAAGAATTAATAAAAGCAGGAAACAAATTAAAAATAACAGGTTCAGTTGCACCAACAATTGGAACATATGTACCTGGAACAGATATCGACATTGAAAATGTAGAAGGTAATGACCAAGAATTAGTTATAGACCAATTCAAATATTTTGCAAGATATTTTGACAATGTAGATAAAGCACAATCTATACCAGGAGTATTAGAAAATGATTCTAAAGAGTGTGCAAGATATTTACATGAAGAAGGAGATAAATATGTTGCATCTATACTAAAAGCAGGAGTAGAGAGTGGAGATATTTCTAAAAGTGCAACAGCAATTACACCAAATAAAACTAATGTTGTAAGTGCTGTAGAAGATGGATTAGTTGTATTATATGAAAAAAATGTAAAACCAACAGATGAACTTTATGGGGAATTTTCACCAAAATTCTATTCTGCATTAAGACAATCTCTAACAGAAGTTTTAACAAATAATGTAGAGTTAGCTAAAAAAGGTGCTGTAGGAAAATACAATAATGTAATGGTATGTATAGAAAACTTACTACCAAGTGCAGAAGGTGTAAAATATAACTTTATAAGAACTTCAAAAGCGGTAGCATTTGCAGGTCAAATTGACACTGTGAAAGCAGTTGAAAAAGAAAAAGGATTTGGAGATATTGTAAAAGGGTTATATGTATATGGTGCTAAAGTTGTAAGACCAGAGCAAGCATATGCAATTCAAGAAGCAGTAGCATAGCAGAGGGACAAATTGCCCCTCTTTATATCATTCTAAAGGAAATATAACAGTTCGAATCTGTTAAGAATGAAGGGAGATTAAAAATGAAAGAAAGAAAATTAAAACCACAACAAACTGTAGAGAGATTTATGATTAAACCACACTATGGATTATTTTTAGGAATAACAGTTACTAAAGATACAGATGTGGAAGATGAAACTGAAGATGGAAAAGTACACCAAATAATTAAAGGTACCGTATTCACAACTATAAAGAAAGACGAGAGAGAATACAATGGAATAAAAATAAAAGAAGACTCTAAATTAATTGTAAATGTTCCAGAAGGGACAAGACTTATTTGGATAGAAGGCCAAGGATATATATTACCAGATTTTGAAGCTAAAACGACAAAAGAAGTAATAGAAGACATGGAATGTATAAAAGAATTTTAGGAGGACAATATGAATTTAGGAGATAATAAAAAAATTATGCTAGGGCTAATTGAAGAATATAGCCCTACTAATCAATATTTGACTGCTGATGAAGATATACGAGACAGGTTAAATCTAGTGTATGCTCCAAATTATCAATATACTTCACAATTAAGGAAGATATTAAAAACTAAAACAATAAATATAGAAGAAACTAGCGATAGTACGCAAGAGACAAATTTACCAACAGATTTATATCAATTTAAAAGATTAATTGCTTTAGATTCTAATAATAACAGAATATCCCCACAATACGACATAATTGGAAAGAAAATTTATATTAAACAAAAACAAGGTAAATATATTATAGAATATTATGCTTATCCAGAAGAAATAACACTTGATACTAAAGATGACTTCGAATTAGAGATAGAGCAAGATGTTCAAGCTATTTTGCCTTATTTAGTTGCTAATGATATTCTAAAAGTCGACCCTAGTGCTGATTATACTGCGTTCTATAAAGAGTATCAAGCAAGATTGCAAGGATTAGATACAAGAAATACATTATCTTCAGCAGAAGTAGAAGAAGGTTATTTATAGGAGGTAGAATATGGCAACTTCAGTAAAGAGGCAATATACTAATTTAGCAGGTGTTGATTTTAAGAATGATGAGAGTTTGGTTAATTTAAATAGAAGTCCTGATGCTCTTAATGTGTATAAAGATTATTCGGCCGAGGGTAATTGTATTCAAACGAGACCACGGTTATAGTAAACTTGCACAATTTGTGGGAAATATTAATGGTTTATATATTTATAATAATACAACAGCTTTAGTTCATGCAGGGAATAAGTTATATTTATGGAGTAACTTCCCTAGTGTTCCAGAAGAACCTCAAGTATTATCTGAAACTATGTATAATGCAAGAAGTTCATTTTTTATTTTTAATGATAAGGTGTATATAAATGATGGTTTGAATTATTTAGTTTATGATGGAAGTTTGAAGTGTGTTTCAGATGATGCGTTTATTCCAACTACTACTATTAGTAGAAGTCCATCTGGTGGTGGTACAATGTATCAAGATGTGAATTTATTACAACCTAAAAGAATTAATAGTTTTACAGCAGATGGAACGAGTAAAGATTATTATTTGGATACTACTGAAATAACAAGTATAGATGAAGTGTATGTAAATGATACCTTAACAACTGCATATACAGTATCACTTGCGTTGGGAAAAATAACATTTAATACTGCACCTGCTAAGCCTGATTTAAGCGGTGTAGATAATGTTAAAATTGTATTTAGTAAGGAAGTTACTGGTTATACTGATAGAATATCTAAATGTACTATTTCACAAGTGTTTGATAATAGGGTATTTTTTACAGGGAATGATACTTTTAAGAATGCTATTTTTCATAGTGAACTTGAAAATCCTGCATATATATCAGATTTGAGTTATTACCAAGATGGGACGTCTGAGGCTAAAATTAAGAGTATGACGGTTGGTAATAATATTTTGTGGGTATTTAAAGAGCCTAACCAAGAAAATGCTACTGTGTTTTATCATATACCAACTACTAGCAATGAATATGGTAGAATTTATCCTAGTAAACAAGGTAATGTTTCTACTGGTTGTTATTCTACTTGTATTAATTTTAATGATGATATAGTGTTTTTAAGTAAGTATGGATTGGAGGGCATAACTGGTGATATTGAACAAGAACAATTATTAAGCCATAGAAGTTCGTTAATTGATAATAAGTTGATAAATGCTAGTAATTTTAATATTGCTCAGATGGCAGAGTGGCAAGGGTATTTGTTGATTTTAGTTGATAAATATATTTTTTTGGCAGATTCAAGACAAAAATTTCAAGGTATTAATGGTATTGAGTATGAATGGTATTTATGGAACGTTGAGAATAGTATTCCAAGCATTTTAAAGGAGTATAAGGGTAATTTATATATAGGGTCAGGAGATGGCTCTATTTTTATTTTGAGTGGAACTAATGATGATGGAGTTGCTATTAATTCTTATTGGACTACTCCAATGGATGCTTTTGGGTATTCTAATATGTTTAAGACTACTAATAAACGTGGAGGTCTTGCTAGAATTAAAACAATACCCAACGGAAAAATAAAAATTGCTGAAAGAACTAATAAAAGAGATGAGAGATATATAACTAGTAAAGCTTCTACTGGTTTCGACTATAACAATATTGATTATAGTAATTTTGCATATACAACTAAAAATGAAAGTTACATTGTTTATAAAATTAAAGAAAAGAAATTCTTAAATATATCCTTAAAATTTTATAGTGATGAATTAGATAAGCCTTTTGGCATTTATAGTGCTGTTTTGGAGGCTTTTATTGGGGGATATGCTAAGAGATAGGAGGAATTTATGGCGTTAACTGAATTAACAGCTAATTTGAATATTCATCAGAGTTTACCTGATAAACCTGCTTTAACAGCTGATGAATTGAAGGAGGAATTTGATAAAGCAGGTAATTTAATAAAAGAGTATTTGAATGATATTTTATTATCTGAGTTGAATGGGATTATAACTAGCTTACAGAGTAAGGATATTAGCATTGAGGGGACTATTAGTAGTTTACAGAGGATTGTAGGAGAGGCTACTACTAATGTTTCTAATATACAAACTTCAATAAATAATATAAATAATAGTATTACTAATATTCAGAATAAAACTAATAGCTATAAAAGTGGTGCTAATACTAAGATTACTATTGGTTCTAGTGTTCCTTCTAGTTTAGAAAATGGTGAGGTTTATTTTCAATATTTTTAGTGAGGTGTAATTTATGGCAATAGCAGTGAATCAAAGTTTTAGTGTGGTTTCTACGAATGAGGGTAATAATACGGCAGTGGTAAGATATGTAGTGACTTGTAGTGTTTCGGGTGAGAGTTTTAATAATTATACACAAACTGGAATTTTTTATATAGATGGAATTAGTTATAGTAGTTCATATACTTTACCTAGAAATAGTACTACTACGGTTTTTAGTAAGGATGTGACTGTGGGGAATGCAAGTGGGAGAACAATAGGTGCTTCTTTTAGTTTCCCTACTACTCCAAGTGGGGGGACAAAGAGTGGTAATACTTCTCTTTCGATTCCTTCTTTTAATGTGGGAAAGGCTCCTAATATTATTAGTCTATCTTTAAAGAGTAGAACTGTTAATAGTATTACTTGTAAGTTTTCTGTGGATAGTGCAGATACTTTTTATTATAGAATTGAGGAAGGTAGTTGGATAAGGGGAAGTAATTATGTGACTAATGGAGAGTTTACGATTGGTAATTTGAGCCCTAATAGTAAGTATGTGGTTCATTTACTTGCTAGAAATTGGATTAATGAAAGTGCTGTTACTTATTATCAGAGTGAAAAGACTATAGAGGTGTATACTTATGATATTGGTAAGTTATTAAGCGTTAATAATTTTAACCACGGAGATAGTATAATTGTAAGTATAAGTAATCCTTCTGGAAGTAGTTTGGGTTTAGTGGTGAAGATTGGTAATACTCAAATATTAAGTAGGTCTGTTTCAGCAGGTAATAATACAATTGGTTTTAATGATTCTGAGTTAGATAGAATTTATAAATTATATGGTAGCGGTAATACACTTACTGCTACTTTTATTTTAACTACAGCAGGGAGTTATACTAACTCTAAAACTTGTACTATTACTTTAAGAGGAAATCAAAAAACGTCTTATGTAGGGCAAAATGGAGAGAAAAGGGCTAAAGTTTATGTGGGTACAAGTTCAGGTGTAAAAAAGGCTGTAGTTTGGATAGGAAATAATGGAAGGAAGAGGTGTATTTAATGGGGACAGGATATGATGATATAGATAATTTAAATAATGAAACGAACCAATTGTATGATGAACAGTTGAAACAGCAACAAAATATTATTAATACTTCTACTCAGCAAACTATTGATGAGATTGAGAGAAATAAACAGAAAGCTGATGAGCAGGTTGCTAAGACTAATAAGGCTTTATATACAGATTATCAGAAGCAAATTAACCCTTATGGGGTAAACAGTGAGAATTTAGTAGAACAAGGTTTAGGTGGTAGTGGTTTAGCAGAGACTACTAAAGCTAATTATTATAATACTTATCAAAATGCAAGGACAGAGGCTACTAATAATGCTAATACTATTAAGGCTGATTTTGATGCTCAAATTGTTAAAGCAAGACAAAATGGGGATTCGCAAATGGCTCAATTTGCTTTAGAGATGTATAAGCAAAAAATTAATGATTTGTATAATACATATAATCTTAAATTCCAACAAGACCAGTTTGCCTATGGTAAAGAGCAAGATGCTTTAGCACAAAGTAATTGGGAGAAAGAATATCAAAGAGCATTGGAGCAAGCTAATTGGGAAAGACAATTCAATCAAACACAATTTGATTATAATAAGACAATTGATGATAGGAATTATAATTATCAAGTTGAGAGAGATAAGGTGGCAGATAATCAATGGCAGAAACAATATGAATTGTCAAAAAAAGCTTCTAGCTCGAGTGGGTCTTCTAGGAGTTCTGGCTCGAGCTCTAAAAGTGCTAGTTCGGGTGGCTTAAATGTAAATGACAACAGTAATCAATTACAATCAAATAATACTGTACAAAACATAACTATAGATGACGTTGTTAAAAATCTTAAATTTGTACAAGGAGCAAATGTTAATAAATCTATTTATGATTCATATTCTGGAAAATACTTTAGTTCTCCAGAAGAAGCTATTAAATATTGGCAAGGTTAATGTAGGAGGTTAATATGGGAGTTACATATAAGTTATCTGATGAAGAAAAGAAGAGGGCAAGTAGATTTTTAGAAATAATACAAGAGCAAAAAGAAATAGATAATAAAACATCTGCAAATCAAAATGTTAAATTGCCAATAGCAAACAATAAAAGTATACAAGTTCAATTGCCTATGAAAAACAATATAAATTTACCAAGTTATAGGCAGAATACTACTAATGTATTACCTACTATAAGATTAGCTACAGATGAAGAAAAGAAATTAAAGCAAAAAATAATAAATAAATCAAGTGCTGTTGATAAAATTGGATATGTAGCTAAGAAAGGTTTAACAGGCTTAGCTTCTGGAACAGCAGGAATAGCACAAGCAAGTTTAACTGATATAGCAAATAATTTAGAAAAAGGGAATAGTAAAAGTGGTACAGAGGTATTAACTAATTTATTAGAGTCTACATCTGGAATTTTAAATCCAGTACAAACATATAACAAATATATGAAGAATTTACCAAATATGATAGGCAATGTTTTTAAAACAATCAATAATAAAGATACTAACGCTATAGAGAAAGTTGCTTCACTGGGGACAACAGCTGTTTCAGATGCATTAAGTAATAATGTTGCTAGAGATGTATTAAATTCAGGTGTACAACTTGCAGGAAAGGTATTACCATCTGATGCTAGTGAAAAAATGTTAGAAATAAATAAAAAAATATCAGAGCCTATTGAGAAAATAAATGAAGATTTATATATTGAAGGTCAAAACTATGATAAAGCTACACAGTTTATAGGTGATGCAACTCAATCTGTTGGGAATATGGTACCAGCTATTGCAACAACAGCAATAACTAAAAATCCTAATATTGGTCTACTAACAATGGGGGTTAGTGCAAAGGGGCAATCTACTCAAGAAGCAATGAATAGGGGAGCAACATTAGATGAAGCTATAAAAATAGGAGATACTAAAGGGGCAATAGAAGTAGCAACAGAAATGCTAACAGGTGGTGTTAATATTTTCGGTAAGGGTGCTTTAGATGATATTGTGGAAAAAGGAATAAAAGATAAAATAAAAAGTAAAGTTGGAAAATATTTATTACAAAAAGGTTATCAACTAGGGGGAGAAGTTTTAGAGGAAACTATTTCAGATGTTTTAGGAACGGTTATTGATAAAGGAACTGTAGACCCTAATGCGACATATTCAATAGAGGATTGGGGAGATACCGCAGTAACAACAATATTAAGTACAATAATATTAAATTCTATAACAGGTGGAATAGGAAGAGTAAAAAATTATAATAACTATGATTATAATACACAACAAAGATTACAAGAAGCACAAGATATAATAAATAATGTGAATAATCAAAATAATGTATTAAATACCAACAATAATACACAAACCCAACAAATTACACCTCAAGAAAACAAAATGGCTCAAAATGGATTGTCGGAGCAAATAAAGGCAGATAGTAATAATTTTTCGAAACAAGTAGATGAAGTTATAAATGGTACTTTCCCAAAAAATGATATGCTTGTGTTAGGAAAAACTCCACAGGCTTTAAAAGATATTGGATTATCAGATTTACCAATTACTATGACACAGAAACATTTAGAAACAATTATGAATGAAAGCGGTAAGTATAAAAATGCTAATTATCATAATTTAGGGATAGATATAGTAAAACAACTTCCAGAAGCAATCAATAACCCTTTAGATATAGTTAAATCTAATACAGATAGTAATAGTATAGTTTTAACTACATATTTATCAGATAAACAAGACAGAACTATTATAGCGAGCATAAAAATAGATGGAAGAGGAACTGTAAATGATATAAGAATTGATACCAACGTAATGACAAGTGCATATGGAAGAAATAACTATGAAAAGTTTATGGAAGATAATTTAAAAAATGGCAATTTATTATATGATATAGATAGAGGAGTAATAAAAAAACTGACGGGGCAAGGTTACAATTACCTAGACGCGTCAGTTAACGAGAATACTGTGGCAAGGCTACAATTGCCTAGAAACAGTATCTCTAATATTAATAATAGTATACCATTCTCAAAAGAGAATGTCAATAATACTACTATTAATAATTATTCTATGCAAAATGAGCAAAAAAATACACAAACCCAACAAGTTACACCTATACAAGATAAAATGGCTCATAATGGATTGTCGACAGAATTAAATACTATATTAAATAATAAACAATTGCCTATGCAAAACTATCAATATGAAAAGAGCGAAAATATTAAGATAGACAATTTAAGAAAAGAAGCAAGCAGATATTTTAATAATTCACAACAAACAAACAATTTTGTTAATATGCTAGAAAAGATTATTGCTGACAAAAATGTAGAAATAAGGCTAGACAGTAATTTAATGACAACAGATGATAAAGTTGCAAATGGTTTGTATTCAAATGGTGTTATAACAATAAATCCTAATTCAAATAGGGTGGGTGAATTTATTACTATACATGAATTAACTCATGCAATAGGAACTAAGCAAATGGCTTCTATGATAGAAAATTATAAAAATAGTAATTTAGAGTTTGAAAGTTCAATACAAGACTTGTTAAAAAATTATAATATTAATGAAATAAATGAAGAAGCACTAGCTGATATTTCTGGACAATTGTTTGGAAATCAAGAATTTATAAATGATATGGCTAAAAATACCCCTAATATATTTCAAAAGATATATAGTGAAATAAAGTATTTATGGCATCAATTTAGAGGATATAAGAACCAAAATCAATTTTTAGAGGATTTGTATTATAAATGGACACAGGCTTATAATAGTAATAATAAATTAAATAACAGTTCTTATTATAGTATTCAAACAGATAATAATGGTAATAGATATGTAAAAGTAGATACAGACCAATATATTTTTGATGGCATAGATAAAAAAGATTATAACAAAATTGCCAAAATGTATATGCAAGATTATTTGATGGGAAAAACTACTTTAAGTAATAATGATAGTGCAGTGATAGATAGTAGAAGTACAAATAAATATACAAATCCAAGGCAAAGAACATCTTATATGAATGAAAAAATGCAATTAACACCTGAACTTAAAAATGTATTAGAAATTGCTCAAAAGGATAGTATGTCGCTACCAACAAAAGAAAATAGTAAATATAAAAGCTGGGAATATTATAAGTTTAATTTTGAATTAGGTGGAAGAAACTTTGAAGGTACAATAAATATAGGAATAGACAAAGAAGGAAATAAACATTTTTATGAAATTAATAAAATCCGTTTTACTGGAATATCGTCTGTTTCAACGAATAGCCAACATAAAACGGATTTCATTAATAATAGTATACTACCAACAAACAAAAATGTCAATAGCACTACTAAATATTCTATTCAAGAATCTGAAAATAATTCAAAATGGAAAGATTATTTAGAGAAAAATTTTAAACCAACAGGAAGTAGAACTAATTTACAAGATATTAAGTTACCTACAAAAGAGTATTTTAAAAATAGAACTATTAAAAATGGACAAAAAAGTACACAAAATATACAACAAGAACAGTTAAATAATAATGTTAATACACAAAACCAACAAGGTACACCTATACAAAATAAAGTCGCTCAAAATGGATTGTCGGAGCAAATAAATAATAGTGTTGCAAATAATCAAGAAACATTGTATAATAACATTGAAAGCGAGAGTGGTATAAATGAAGGAATATACTCAAGAACAACTGGAAGAGATGGAAGAATTGAGAATGAAATTGCAAACCAAAGAAGGCAGACAAATGATACAAGAATTAGCAAAGACAATATTTCCAAAGACTTCAAAGAAAGCAGACAAAGAAGTTATGAAGAATTTATAGATTATGCTAATAAAAACAAAATAGAAGTAGATACAGTAGAAACTACAAGAATAAAAGAATTAGCAAATAACCTAGGTATAGATGTAACTTTATTTAATGGAGATGGAAGTAGTGACTATATAGGAATGACAAATAAACAAAATCCTAACAATGTATATATAGATATAAATCAAAAAGAAATTCGTGGAGAAGATATGCTTTACCACGAATTTTTGCATAGTAGAAAGAGAAATAATGATAGTATATATATTGATAGGATAGCACCGATAGAACAAGATATAGTACAAAATTATACAGATATCATTGATAATTTTATAGAAGAAAAAGGACTAGATAAGAGATATACAAATTGTCCAGAGTTAATTGCAGAAGAAATAATTGCAGACTATACTTCAAAACATTTAGGAGAATTTGATATAGATTATAACTTGCCACAGTTTTATATAGAAACAATAAATCAATCAGTAGATGAAATGCTTGACAATATAAAAAATGGCAATTTATTATACGATATAGATAGAGGAGTAATAAAAAAACTGACGGGGCAAGGTTACAATTACCTAGACGCGTCAGTTAACGAGAATACTGTGGCAAGGCTACAATTGCCTAGAAACAGTATCTCTAATATTAATAATAGTATACCATTTACAAAAGAGAATGTCAATAGAAATACTACTATTAATAATTATTCTATGCAAAATGAACAAAAAAATACACAGGAGAAAAAATATAGAACACAGGAGCAAATTTCAAAAGATAAAACAATAAGTGATTTAGATGCAATAAAGGAAGCTTCTCAACAATTAAATAAACCTTCTTTAAAATCAACAGAACATAAAGAAAATCAACTAAAAGAAAAAGGACTAGATAAAAGCCCTACAATTGATTATATTAAGAGAAAAAGAAGTAAAGAAAAAGTAAGTGTAAAAGAAGTGATAGATACTTTAAATCAAAAATTTATAAATAAAGGACATTATATTGATAAACTTGCAAACAAAACAGGAAATAAGAAGTTGACTTATTTATATGATAGAACGATGAATACTTTTAATGAAGCACAAATTTCAATAGGAGAATATCAAATAAATTCAAAAGGAGAAAAAGTAGGTAAGTCAATAATAGATATATTTCAACCTTCAATAGATGCAGGATTAGAACTAGAGTTTGAAGATTATTTACTAAACAAACATAATATATCGAGATATACTTATGAAAAAGGAATATATGGAAAAGAAATATCAGCAATTGATTCAGCTGATATAGTATTAAAATATGAAGAAAGATATCCTCAATTTAAAGAGTGGGCAAAAGATGTAAATGATTATAATGAAAATAATTTAAAAGACTTAGTAGCAAATGGAATGATAAATCAATCTACATATGATAAGTTAAAAGAAATGTATGGAAATTATGTTCCTACATATAGAGATATTGTAGAAAATATGTCTAATTATGAAGATAATATTGTAGGAAGCAACCCAATAAAAAAAGCAACACAAAGTGATAAAGAGATATTATCTATAAAAGAAAGTATGGCTGAGCAAACATTAATGCAAAAAAAAGCTATAAGAATGAATAACCTAGGATTAGAATTGTATAACACTATAGGTAAGAATAATACCATTTTAGAAGGGATAGAAGTTGACCCACTTGCTATACAAACTATAACAGGGGATGTAATAGAAAAGGCAACAGATGGCTCAAATATATTTACTATATTCAAAGATGGAGAAATGATACAATTTAAAATTAGCGATGAATTATATACCGCTTTTTCAAAAGATACATTACAAAATAAAATAAGTAATAGTAAAGTTGCAAAAGCAATATTGACACCAATTGAAAAAGTGACAAAAGTACAAAGAGAATTATTAACAACATATAGTATTGGTTTTTCGATAATTAACCCTATAAAGGATTTTGGAAATGCATTATTTACAACTAAATATAGTATGCCAAGATTTTTAAAAAATTATACTAAGGCACTATATAATATGGCTTCTAAAGGAGAATGGTATCAAAGCTATAAAAACAATGGAGGTATGGCCAATACTTATTTTGATTATGAAAAAGGTATATTGCCTACTAAAAATAGAAAGTTTGGAGATAAAGTTAAAAAAATAAATAATATAATGGAACAAGCTCCAAGACTTGCGGAATATATTTCTACTATTGAAAAAGAAGGAGACATTGATAAGGCTCTTTTTCAAGCATCAGATATAACAGTAAATTTTAAAAGAGGAGGAGATATTACAAAAGCAGTTAATAAATATGGATTTAACTTTTTAAATGCATCTGTTCAAGGGTTAGATAAAATTTATAGAGATATAACAAACCAAAATGGATGGAAAGGTTATGCTCGTTTAATAACTAAAGCAACAGTACTTCAAATAGCTCCTACAATAATTAATAGCTTAGTATTAGGAGATGACGAGGAATATCAAGATTTACCAGAGTACATAAAAGATGATTATTACCTATTTAAAATGGGAAATGGCAAATTCTTTAGAGTCCCTAAGGATAGATTTTCTGCTGTAATTGGTGGAATTGCAAGAAGAAGTTTAGAGACAGCTCAAGGAAAAGAAGTAGATTGGAAGTCAGTTATTGACACTGTTATAAATCAATTAGCTCCTAATAGTTTAAAAAACAGTTTTGTAGGAGCACCAATAATTCAAGCAGTAAAAAATGAAGCATGGTATGGGGGAGATATAGTAAGTAGTAGACTTCAAAAATTACCAATTGTAGAACAATATGATGAAACTACAGATGAGTTTAGTAAGTGGTTAGGGGCAACTTTAAATATAAGTCCTAAAAAAATCAATTATGTGCTTGACCAATATTCAGGAGGAATTGGGGATATTATACTTCCTATGATGACACCTCAAGCAGAAAATAATATTTTAGAGGATAAATTTACTGTAGACCCAATAATGAAAAATAAAAATGTAAGCGAATATTATAATCAATTAGAGGATTTACAGAAGAAAAATAATAGTATAAATGCTACTGATGAAGATAAATTGAGATATAAATATTTTTCAGATAGTTCATCTGATATTTCTAAATTATATCAAGAGAAAAGAAAAATACAAAATTTGGATATATTTGATAAAGAGAAAAAGGAAAAGGTTAGAGAAGTACAAAAACAAATAAATGATATCGTAAAAGAAAAACTTGAAAAGGTAAATGATTTAAAAGTAGATGGAATTACTGCAAAAATTGATGGGACAGAATATTATAAAGCTATTAACTTAAAAGATGGTTTACAAGAATGGAAGAGAATATCAGATGAAGAAGCGGAGAAAAATAAAAATATTTCTTTAAAGACATATGCTAATTATAAAGAAAAAGTAGCTCAAGAAACTATTAAACAAAGAAAAAGTGGAAAGATAAAAGAAAATAGTAGCATTAAAAACAAAGACAAGATAAAAATATTATTAACTTCAAATTATTCAGATAGTGAAAGAGAAGCAATTTATAAAGAATATATCAATAGTGAGGATAAGAAGATACAATTAGTTGATAAATTAGGGATACCTTTAAATCAATATTTAAAATATAAACAACAAGATTTTGAAAATGATAAAGACGCAGATGGCGAAACTATTTCGGGAACAAAGAAACAAAAAGTATACGACTATTTGAATAGTATTCCAGATAAAGAACTTTCTGTAATATACAAGAATATGATATGCAAATTAGAAAATATTAATGATTATAACAGTGATATTGCTAAATATATAATTGATAAAAATATTACACCAAAAGATAAAAAAGAATTATTAAAAATATTAGGATTTAAAGTTGACAAAAATGGAAATGTACAAAATATTACTATTCTTCCTATAACAAAAAACATAAATTAGTAAATTCGACATAAAACTACAACCCTTTTTGACAAATTATGCAAAAATATTATGCTAAAATAGTAATTATAAACATAATTTGTCGAAAGGGGGAGTTTATATGAAACATACAATAGGATATTCGTATAATTGCAAAAAATGTAATAAAGAACTAGATAGTGAAATTTTTTTTATGAGAAGGCTTAACCCAATAAATTTTGATTATTTAATTAAAACATGTTCAAACTGTAAAACAAAATATGTGGTACTAGGAAAAGACGAATTTTTTACAATCGAAGAATATAATTTTGTTACAAGATGGTTTTCTAGTATGCTTATTTGGGGAATACTACTATTTTTCTTTATATCATTGATTGAAGAGACACAAATTGTAGTATGGTTACTTATTACATACACAATACTATATTCCATAATTTTTAGGTTAAGATGGGATAAAGCAATAAAAAAATCAGAAGAAAGATTAAATAATAAAGAATATATTATGGATTTATTATTTACAAAAATACTAAAATTAGAAGATATTAATATGTTTTATAAAAATGGAATTATAGAAGAAAGTATTTATGATAAAGTAATATCTAATATTAAAGAAAATAATTATTAAAATAGAAAAATTATGCAAAAATATCATGTTAAAATGATAATTGTAAAAATAATTTGTCGAAAGGGGGAGTTTTAAATGACTTCTGATGATATAAATATTATAACTGTTGTTTTTAATTTTTTTATAACTGGTTTTTTTTATGAATTAATACCTTTAATTGCTAGATTTTACTTTAAAGATAAATATTCTAAAAAAGAGGCTATAAAGGCAGCAGTAACAAATTCAATTTTTGTATATATAATGTTTTCTATTGTGCATCTTGTGTTTTTAAAAGATGGATTAATAGCTAATATGGGTGCAGCGTGTATTTGGGGATTTATATCGTATTCTATTATTCCTAAAAAAGAAATGGATACAAATATTGATGAAGAAAATATAAAAGTAGATAAACAAAATAATTAAAATATAAAAGCACTTACTAAAAAGTAGGTGCTTTTAATATGGAGGTGAAATATGTTAGAGAAGTTGAGTAGAAGGATTTGTGATAAGCAAGAGGGGAATGTACCTACTAGTTTTGAACAGTTGATTGAGAGGTATGATTTGGAGAGATTGTGGAGTTTTGTTGATAGGATTGTTGATGTTTTGAATTGTACGGGGGAGTATGTTGATGGTGTTTGTTCGGAGCTTGCTGATACTAAGGGAATTGTTAGTGGCTTGTGGTCTACTATTTATCCTATACGGAAGTATTTATATGAGTATAAATTCTACAAGTCCAGCAACTTTATTTGGTGGTTCTTGGGAAAGGCTGAAGGGTGGCTTTTTATATGGCTGTATGGATAATACGGGGTTTTCGAGTTTTACGGGTACTTTGTCTCAGGGTCCTAGTGTTAATGTTACTGGTAGTACGGCTTTGACTATTGAACAAATACCTGCTCATAGTCATACTATTAGAACTTCTGCTCCTACTGGAGGGATTGCTTCTGGCTGGAATAATTCCCATAATTATCCTGCTAGGGGAGCGGATAATTCTTTTAATGATGATTCTACTCAGGACAGAGGTAGTACTGGTGGTGGTGAAGGGCATACGCATTCTTTGAGTTCCCATACTCATGCTATTTCGTATATGGCTGTGTTTGTGTGGAAGCGTGTTGCGTGATTTTTGTGATGATAAGGAGTGATTTTTATGGATTTTGAGTTTACTAGAGGTGATACTAAGGTTTTTAAGTTTAGATTATTGGATAAAAGTGGAGAGATTTTGGAGTTGGGTAATGGAGATAAGTTGTTTTTGACTGTTAAGAAAAGTTCAAAATCGACTACTGTTGCTTTTCAAAAGACTCTTAATAATGGTATTGAATTAAAAGACGGTGATTATTACTATGTTACTATTAATTCAGATGATACTGCAAAACTAAATTATGGAACTTATGGATATGACATAGAGATAAAGACTGCTACTGGTATTGTTAAAACTTTACTTATTGGAAGTATAACTTTAACAGAAGAATATACTTTTAAGGAGGATGAGAATTAATGGATGAATTTAATATTATTGTAGAAGATGAAGAAACAATAGATATTTCTACTGTATTGAAGGCTGATTTCTTAAAAGGTGAGAAAGGAGATAAAGGTGATGCTAATAAATTAGTAATAGGTATTGTTGAGAAAGGAGAAGAGGCATCTGCTAGTATTACTGGTGATAGCCCGAACCAAATATTAAATTTAGTTTTACCGAAAGGGAATAAAGGTGATAAGGGTGAGCAAGGCATTCAAGGTATTCAAGGACCTAAAGGAGAACAAGGATTAAAAGGAGATAAAGGTGACAAGGGTGATATTGGAGAACCAGGACCAAAAGGAGATAAAGGCGATAAAGGAGACAAAGGAGATACAGGAAATTCAGGAATTACACCAGTAAAGGGTGTTGATTATTTTACAAATAGTGAAATAGAGCAAATAAAAAGTGATATATTAGCAGATGTAAGTTCGTTTGATTTAGAAGTAGTTACAGAATTACCTACAGATAATATAAATTTAAAAGCTATTTATTTAGTATTAAAAGATAGTGAGGCAATGAATAATATTTACAATGAATATATATATGTAAATGGTA